CGCACTTATTACGGGAAACTGCGTTATAGAGAGCATAGGACAACCCTCCGATACAGCCCGTCGTGAAAGTCATTGCAAAAAGTATCCATGGAGATATTGCCACAATTTATATCCCAGAATATGCCCCCCATACAGATTACTGATATAACTTATCTGAAACCTTGGACAAAGTCAATGCTCAAGTGCTTCTGCCAGCACTACCCCCACTGCGGGACCGATCTTTGGACGGGCTTTTTGGATTCTGCCCGCCAGCTGGTTTACCCTTTCTCATGTTATTAGCTCCGCCGGCTCCTGGGGGAGGAGCAAACTTAGATTGCATCTTGAGTTGTGCCTCCTGCTGATCCATCTGACGCTTCTCCATTTCAGGACGATGCTTCTCTGCTGCTTCTACTAACAAAGTCGCCTCATCAACACCGAACCCAAGGAACGCCGTCAGATACTCCATCGGAGGAATGAATCCCTCAACCTGACCAGTCATATATTTCTGCATGGCAGTCGTCAACTTATCCGCCACGTCTGCCTTGTCCTGTTCTGTACTCGTATCAAAATCAGGCCAGTAAATCTTAAACCGATCCTCTTCTGGAGTGGGCAGCACTCCAAGATCAACCAGCCTGCGCACAAACGGGCGAAGCTCCATAGGATTAACATACTGCTTGTTTCTCCTACGCAAAACCTTATGCACAGTCCTAATATCCTGACTCGATGCCAGACTGCCCTGCTCACTTCCCATAAACACTCTGAATGGGACGCCAAGACTGACAGCAATTGACCTGAACTGCATCAGAACGTGCTTTTCAGGATCAGCAACTTGTGGAGCAAGGGACTTTGCATTCACTCCCAAGAGACCCAAATAGCGTTGCAGTCCCTCAGAGTAGTTGTACATCTCACTCCGCATGGCGTCCTTGAATGCTTTTCCAGTCTCAGTATCATCCAAACCTGCCTGCGCCACAAATTCTGGGTTCACCTCAAACGAATATCCTGGAAAAGCACCTTTCCAGAACATCTCAGCAGAACCCCCAAGCAGTTTTCGCAGATCCAACAACCTGTTATAGACAGGTCGCATCCTAGGCGTACCATACACCTCAGAAGACCCACGACCATCAGCTACATGAATCACACGACTCCAATGCACCTGCACAGACTGAGTAGGCTGGGTTGATGCCGACTCTGAGGACTCTGTAGCAAACTTGATCGTATATTCCTTAGGTTGTTGATATCTTGGACTTTTATTGTCCTCCTCAAACTTACTAATCTCAACAAGAGTTTCTGGAAACGACCGAACAAACAGCAACTTACGCTCCTCAACACTTTCATCCTTCTCTCCTTTCTCATTCAATCCCTTCGCTGGCTTTTCCAGACCCAAACCATCATCAATGCCAATCAGCAAAATCCCAAATCTGCCAATCCCACTGTCCCTATCCACTCTGTGCAAGTAGTGCAGTAAAGAGAAATCCTCATCTAGCTCCTTCCATTTCTTTTCAAAGGGGGTACCTACCTGCTTATCCGAGTCGTAAATCTCAGGATCGACTGCCCAGCAATTATCCGGGAAGAAATTCACGACCCGTTGAGCAATTTCATTGCGCTCATACATCCATTGGTACTGTTGAGGACTGATTGACTGCGGATATCCGAGTTCTTTCTCGATATCTCGGTCACTATCGTCCAAAATCTTACGAAGGAGCTGCGCCCGGCTAGTGAACGCATTTATCAGCATTTGGGATGAATCAACTCTCCCATTGCCGTTTTCTTGGTTCACAATGGGAGTCTCAACAGTATTTTTCCTGACTCTGGGCATTAAAGCACTCCAATTCGGATTCGTGGTTTAGAAAGCATGGCAAACGCGCCAGAACTGGCGTCCACTTGATCTTTATATGTGGAACGTGGAAAGAATCGCAACTCCTCAATGTATTCATGCAACCATGGCTTATTTAACACCGAGGCGTTGCCAGCATTAACTTGGGATGCAAACGTATCCGCCCGTGTTTCTTTGTCCCCGGTTGCTGGATCACCCTGTACCTTGAACCCAGCCAGCCTCTTGATCGTGTTTTGCGCTGATTCTTTTCCTGCCGCACCCGGCTCCTGCTCAACTCCTATGCGAACTTCATACCCATCAATCTTCGCAACCATCTCAATCATGCGTTCACGGGCAGCAGCATCCCACTGCCCTCGCACAACATCTAGGATCCAGTAACGATCATCATAGTCTATCCCCATCTTAACACCAACAGTATATGCCCCTCCCTTGGCAGTGCCTGCTTTATCCCAAAATCTGACAACTTGCCTCATCTTCACTGGAGAGACTTCGCAAATTACAATGTTGTCCACCTTAAACATGGCACCGCCGCGGGGTACAGGCCACTGGAGCATCTGTCCCGCGTATCCAAATTCACCAAATTCACCAAAAGCACGCTGTAAAACCGACTTTGGCATCCTTTTCGGGTCTAAAAGTCCCCTTTTGCCATAAAACTTGCGACAGGATGCCGGAGTAACCTTTTCCGTGAGTTCCGCCGGAAAACAAAGATGCCGCACATCCCCAGCACCTTTTTGATTCAATCTGAACCCAGTTGGGTCATTTTGGTGCAATCTCTGCATAATTAGGATATAAGCCGACACTTTCTTGTTGATTTTGCGGGATAAGAACGTCTCCGCCACCCAATCGTTGGTGGTTTTGATCTCCAAGTCAGAATTTGCCATCTGGGGATCAAGCAAGTCGTCCCCGATGAGCAAATGCCCGTGCATTCCCGTAATAGATCCACCAGTACCGACTGCGTACCTCAACCCTCCATCATTGTTAATGAAATAACTTTTCGTATCCTGGTCAGACCTGATGCGAATTCCAGGAAACAAATCCATAAACTTGTCGGATTTGACGATATCCCTGGACTTACGAGAAAGGTCACGCGAGAGATCATGCGTAAAAGAAGCGCACAGCGACCTACAGGAAGGCATCCAAGTCCAACACCAGACTGGGAACATCACACTACATAGAGTAGATTTACTGGTTCCTGGTGGGACATTGATAATCAGATCATACTCTTTAGGTTGTCCCCGGAACACCCGCTCGGCCACAGTCTGGAGTTCATTGCAAATGTACTCCATATGCCAATTCCAGATAGGTTCTTCTGGAATTATCTCTCCCCAAAACCCTTTAACAAACTCGAACAGGCTTTCCTGATAAATAGACGCCTGGAGAGATTGTTTGGATAAGCTGACCATCAATCAGAATCCTTATCACTGACGGAAAAGTTACTACCTAAAACCCTGCATATCTTTTTCTCGTAGACGTTCATATTATCCTTGTTGCATCTGGAGCAAAGCCGTCTGTACCTCCCATGAGTCTTGAAAGCCTTACGGCATTTCAGACAGTTCCTCTGGTACATCGGATTCGTCGTCAGGAACAATTCGTCCATCATCTTCCATGTCCCTTCCATAATAACTTTGAGTGATAATCACTATTCCATCCACAGGAATTTCAAGATGGAGATCAAGTGCTGGAGTGAGTCTTCCCAAGTCTACTCCTAATCTCTCGGCAAACGCAATGAACTCAGGCCATCGCCAAACACTGTTCCCTTCGACCAATTGGAAGTTATGGGTATCAGTATCCTTTCCAAAAGCAGCCGATCTGTACGTCCTGTATGTCTCGTTGTGAAAATTTGTGGTCTCGATTGCTTTTGCTTCCTGATTTTCTTTTTCAATAGCAACCCCAGGAAACTTTTCTGGGTAACCCTCACAAGGAATAAACTTTTTCTTTTCTTCCCGCTCCTCTAACTCTCTGAGCAGCGCAGCTTCCACTCCATCATAATTCAGATCAGGCATCTTTCTTGCCTTTCTTGGGTTTGTTGGTTACTGGTAACGGGTCTGGTGATTGCTCGTTTTTATTTACGAATTCTGCTTCCAGGATATTCTCATCCTCTCCTACCGGTCCTTCTATCTTGAGTTGCTCCTGTTTCTCGATGGCGTCTAAGATAGCAACTCTGACCTCTAATGGCAATCTCAATTCGTCAATGTTAACCAAGGTGTGTTTATGCTCTACTTGTCCCTGATGCTCTACCTTGAGGCTGTCCCCATATCCTCTGTCCTTGTTGAGAGCTTTGTTGGCGAAGATGACTGCTGGTGTCTCCCCGGCTTCCACGAGATCAAATAATTTTCCTTCTACAAAATCCTTTTTCCAGATCCTAATCTGATCCACTAGCTCCGCAAACTCCTCATCCTTTTCAATCCAATTCCTAAATTCCTTTAATTGGATGTTCACCACCCGACAGGCTTTGGTAATCATAAAATTGGATTTCATCAGTGCGTGGAGGAAAAGGTGCTGCCTCGTTTTCTTGCCTCCCATTTCCAACATCGCTTCCACTCTGGCCAAGGCACTGGGAGCATCATCTATTTTGGATAGCTCATCCCATAACTCTTGCAAATTCTCAGGGAGCCTCCCATAGACAAAATCCCTAAAATCCTCAGTCTGATTACTCTGCGGAGCCTTGGCTTTGTCAAGGACGTACACCAAGACTGGATCCTTCCTTTTCCATTTCATCAGCGCATCCCGTTTGAATCCCAGTACCTCGATGGCCCTACTTTCGGGGATCCCCGACCGTACCAAGTCATAAATATCCACATACATCCTGTTATCCCACCTCTTATATTTCTTGAGGGATTTGGATGCATCCTTGATTTTGGATTTCCTTTCATCCCACTTCCCAGGCTTGAACCTGTTTTTAGGTTTGGGTTTCCTGGTTGCTTTTGTTTGGGATTTAGCCTTCAATTTCACCATGATTTTGACTCCTGATCTCAAGTGGATCTGCAAGTGGATACCGTCCTAACTCCCCCAATCTAACAACCTGATTGCTCCATTTCAACTGTATCTCAACGGGGGGAAGAACGATCCTGTAGATTTCAAAAAAACAGCAGGGAAACGCTAAAAATGCCCCTATAAGACTATCAGAGAGCCTATGGGCGATAATGTACGGTGATATTTCGCCCACTTAGATATCCCCAAATTTTTTATCCCTAATTTTTTAGGATTGGTTTCTTGAAAATTTTTGGCACCCAAAAATATGGATGCTCTAATGGATTGGTTCCTGTAAAATTTTTGACACCCAAAATAATAAAGGCTCAGACCAAGTATTCATCGTGGGGGCCGATCTGCGCGCAGCGCCCCGCCCTACTTGCCACCAGGCAACCTAACATCACCAACTATCATGCGATCCTATACGATTGTTCACGTCAATTATCTTTTGAGAAATTGCATACTAGTATCAATTATCACTTGACACATGCCGATGATGTTTAGAGAATGCTGTCAGTAGATGTTTGTTCTTTCACAATCTGACACTCATCACGTTCAGCCTATCGGGCGAAGCGCGAATGCAATTGCGATTGCAAAGATGAGTCGAACAATTCACGTTCTAACGTGTCTGGCAATTCTGCCAGCGCGTTTACAATACGATGATTGCATGAACGATAGGCAATCATCAAACGAAAGCGCAGAACAATGAAGACGACAACGAAAAAGACGACAGCGAAAAAGGCCGTCAAGCGCAGCAATGCAAAGCGCACTGCGAAAAAGGCCGTCAAGCGCACGCCGAAAGCGAAAGCTGTCAAAGCTAG